AAAAGGTCGAGACCGAGTTTAATGTGTCCACCAACATTTTCTCCAATAACCCAAGTTGGCCTGAGTTCCTGGATAAGTCTAAACATTTCTGGCCAGACGTGTCTCGGATCTTGCTCACCTTTTTTTCTACCTGCGACGGAGAAAGGTTGGCAAGGATATCCTCCTGTGATGATGTCGACGGTATCAATTCCATCTGCTTTAAGTCTTTCATAATTTAACTCCTTCACATCATTATAAATTGGCACAGTTGGAAAATTCTTTTTTAAAACTTGTTGGCAATAGTCATCGAAATCACAAAAAGCAACTGTCTTTGCTACGCCCGCAGATTCTAATCCTAAACTAAAACCGCCAATACCACTAAATAAATCTAAGTGTGACAACATTCTATAATTATATAACTATGATACATAGATTATTTCCTATAAGATTTCAAGCATGAAATATTTCATGTTGCTTTGGTTGTGCATAAACGATCCTTTTACATCCTTAGAAAACACCTGTGTTCAAGAAATAATGCCTACTGTTTATGACACTTTACAAGAATGTGCCATAGATGCAGAACGAACCTACAATATGATGAAAGCCGATAAATTATACTTAACCACATTTTGTAGTAAAAAAGACTTGACAGCAATATAAGTTATCCTATACAAAGAACTTAGAAAGTTTTTATTAGTTATGTATCCGAATTTTAAAACGAAACCGTTTAATCATCAATTACAAGCATTGGGTTGTAGTTGGGAAAAAACAAATTTTGCCTACTTCATGGAAATGGGGACAGGCAAATCAAAAGTATTGATTGATAATATTGCCATGCTTTATGATGCAGGTGAGATTAATGCAGCAGTTATCATTGCACCAAAAGGTGTATATCGTAATTGGGAAAGATTAGAAATACCCGCACATCTACCTGATCATATTGAAACTAGAGTCACTACCTGGGTGGCACCGAGTTCTAGAAAAAAAGAAGACCAACAAAATTTAGATAAGTTGTCTAATTCTTTTGAAGGACTAGATATTTTTTTAATGAATGTCGAGGCCTTAGCTCATCAACCTGCGGTGCAGTTTTTAGAGAAATATTTATTGGGTACACTAGCAATGTTAGCTATAGATGAAAGCACCACGATTAAAAGTCCAACTGCGAAACGCACAAAAAATATTTTAAAAGTTTGTAAAAGAGCATCTTACAGAAGAATATTGACAGGATCTCCTGTTACTAAAAATCCTTTGGATTTATATTCTCAATGTCAGTTTTTAGATGAAGACCTTTTAGGGTTTAGTTCTTACTACGCTTATAAAGCTCGCTATGCTATCGAAGTAAAACGACATAGTTCTACTCATGCTTTTCCTCACATCGTTGGTTTTCGAAACCTAGATGAACTATCTGTAAAGTTGGGAACCTTTTCGTTTAGAGTATTAAAAGAGGATTGTTTAGATCTGCCTTCGAAAGTTTATCAACCTCGATATGTTGAGATGACTAAAGAGCAAGAGAAAGCGTACAATGATCTATCGACTTTTGCTATTACTCAACTCGACCAGGATATTTTATCAGTTACAAATACAATGACAATGCTTCTTCGACTTCATCAGATTACTTGTGGTTATCTACCCACGGACGACGGACAATCAATACCTTTGAAAAACAATAGACTTGATGAGCTGCTAAATGTAATAGAAGAAACAGAGGGTAAGATTATTATCTGGGCAAACTATCGACAAAGTATTTTTGATATACAAAAAGCATTATCAAAAAAATATGGAGCAGAAACTGTGGTGACTTACTTCGGTGATACTAAAGATAAAGACCGACAAGATATCGTAAAAATTTTTCAAGACAAAGATAGTGATGTCAGATTCTTTGTGGCTAACCAACAAACAGGTGGCTACGGACTAACATTGACCCAGGCACATACTGTTATTTACTTTTCAAATAACTATGACTTAGAAAAAAGAATTCAATCAGAGGACAGGGCGCACCGTATCGGGCAAAAAAATAATGTGACTTATATTGATTTGATATCTGAGAAAACTGTTGATGAGAATATCGTTAATAGTCTTAGAAACAAGATTGATTTAGCATCACAATCGTTAGGTGAAAAACTTAGATCTTGGTTGATAGAAGGGAAAAAGAAAAAGACTTGACAATAACGATAGGAGATACTATATATTATCTTAGAAATACAGGAGAAATAAAATGGGCAGAGTAAAAGAGCTACAAATAGAAATGGAGCAAGAACTATCAGGGACCTTTTCAGTTTTTGATGAATCAATGGCAAAAGCCAACGAACTTCCAGAAACGAAAGGCTACCACAGATTGACTAAAGAACACAAACAACAGTATGAAACACTGATTAAAGACATGCAGGAGTTTTGGAGTCTTTTAGAGGATTATGCGAGAGGAGAAATAGTATGACCGACACGGCAAAGTATAAGTCAGTTATTGTGAGAGTAGAGACTCACAAGAAGTTAAAAAAACTAGCAGGAAAAGATAAAAAAATATCAGGTATCCTTTCTCAATTAGTGGACAAAGAGTATGACAAAAGAATTCAAGCATAGTTTAACTGAAAAAGAAAAACAGAAATTTAAAGAGAAAATGATTAAGATCATTGAGTCTAAAATTAAAAATGGTGCAGAGCCTAATCTAGAATACGATAAGGAGAAAGGTTCTGCATATCATTGGCTATCAGAATTATGGGCCATGGCAGAGGTCCAAGGTGAAATAAATTCTTTGAGGAGCTGCAGGCAAATATTAAACAGTGATCTTAGTGAATTAGATGATTTAGAGAATTTGGGTAAAAAGAATATGAATAGGATTCTTCACTAGTAATGAGGAGGAGGCACCTACAAGATCTCCGCAGGTCTTTTTCATAATCATTATCATGGTGTCTCCTCTTGATTGCTGATAGCGAGAATCAGTAATATCTCTGAAGTCTACCTCCCAAACAGATGGATGAGATCTGTTTTAGCTCTCGCATGAAATCCAGGGGTGTAATACCCCTGGTGAAGTTTCGATCGGTAGGGATTTTGACAATTTTATCCTACGCCTAGAACGATCGGATAGTACGTTGGGTCTACACCCGTCCGTGAACAGCGGGTGCAATGTACGAAAGACCCGCTTACGGGGCATTAGTCATTGTTAAAGTCATGTCAATGGCCTCCTTTCTGCCGTGAGCGGGTACTTTTTTTCTTGACTTTTTAATATCATTTTATCTTAAAAAAATATATAAATACCTATATAAGCGGGAGCATTTCCCTGTTTCGATCTCCCGCTTTAACAAAGGACAACGATATGTTGAACGATATAAAAACAAAAATCGTGCTATCTGTCCAAAGACAACAGATGTACGACCCGGTGTTGAAAGATACAGTAGGTAAAGTCTTGGTGACTTTTTCTGACGGGGAAGTGAATGGCTATCTAGAAGAGGATTGGGATAACTTATTAGACCAGGTAGACTCTATGCTAGAACAGGCTTTTATTATGGAGCCGAAGGCTTTTCGACCTCAGTTGGATTAGGCTTTATTTTCGATATCTTATTTTGTAGTGATGCTATGAGCAGATTGCGTAGCTCTGTGGGCTTTAGGGCCTTGTGATTTAATTCAAATTTTTTCATGAGAACTTCTAGTATATCAAAGTTCGCAAGTCAATATCTATAGTAAAATTTAAATAAATTACTTGACTTCTCTTTTGTCCACGATCCACTGACCAGGGATCACTTGTACCCGACCGACATCATTATCCATCTTATTAGAGCCGAGATCCGCAGCGATAATGGTATAGTTTTCGTTCTCATCAATAACATAGCCCACAGAAGTGACTTCGGGAGGTTTAATCTTGAGTGCTTCTTCAAAGGTGTGCCAACCTGAGGCCATTTCATAAGCATCTAACCATTTAATAACATAGAGTTTTTTCCTGGGATCAGTTTTAGTTGTTCTCCCAACTTGTCTGCGTCTGGGTGTTTTATCTTTGCGAACCAACCCTCTTCTCCTCTTACATGTGTGACTGTATTAATATCATGTCTTGCCAAGCCTCTATAACAACCCTGCTTCACTGAGTCTAACCTTACATCATCACCAACCATAATACCACCTTCCATTATCTTAGGCCACCAATTGTAAACATCCTTTTCCACCGCCTCTAGCGTGTGGTCCCCATCAATAATTACTGCTGCAACTGAATTTGTAGCAAAAGAATCAAGAATATTTTGATTATCTGATCTATTGACATGAACTATGAGCCTTTCATCCTGGATGTAATCATCTAAATTTCTCATGAACTCGTCGTACATAGGGCTTAAATTAACCTCAGCGTGTTCCATTCCTGAGCCTTCAAAAGTATCAATGACATGAACTTTTACTGTGTGTTTACCAGCATAATCTAATCCATCCATTAAAAATCTTGTGCTTCTACCTGCAAAACAACCGATTTCTACTATTGTTTGACCATCATCTACATATTTAACTATGTTCATGTAGGCGTCATGCATATTAAACCACCCAGGTATATCTAAATATTTATACATTTTTTTTCCTTTCATTTAACTCTATGGCAGCTCGAAGCATAACTTCTTGCATATTTGTAAAATAATTTTTACCCATGAGCTTCTCGGCCTCTCTTCTAGCTTTTCTTTTTATTCCGGCTTCAACCTGATGTCGAAGTGATCCTCCACGATCACCTATGTTTGCTTCTTGTATACTTCCCTTTTTCCCTGTCATTGTCTTGATCCTCTCTAATTATTCCATATTCTCTTGGTAAGTCCGCCCCTGGTATCCACCAGGGAACACGGACCCACGCATACTTTTCTAATAAAAGTTTTTTTATATGATCGTAGTTATACTTCATTCTCATAAAATGTTTGTGCCATATCTATTTCATTATTAAAATCAATAGACTCAGCATCACAAAAATGTTTTAGATCACAAAGAACATCTGCGACACGATAATAGTATTCATCTTCACCATCCTCGCCCTTCAAACCCAAAAGACTTTTAATTTTTTTTACTCTATCTTTGTTGTTCATTTTTTTATTTCCTCCATCATATCATCATCAAAGTCATCTGTTAGATTTTCCATGGCTTTAACTCTGATCCCAGGTTTAAAGGTGTATTCAATAACATTTCCGTCTTTGTCAACCACCTCTTCACCTTCATCATCTACTTTATAGAAGGTGATCTCGTTTACTAGGTATGTCATACGTTTAACCCCCAATCCGGAGTTTCACTATCGGTTAATAAATATTTGTCTATATCCACAGTCGCAATCCTTTGTCCTTCCTCGTGTCCTCTTTTGTCTGCTTCGTAGCCAAACCCGTCATCAAACTCATCATCTCCTACTATTCTTGTAGCACCGCTGATATACTCTGTAATGCTATCCCAGGTGTCTGCCGAATATTCTAATGTTGTATAAGCATAATCATAAACGATTATATGCCTATTGTTAAGATGTATCATTAGATGTTCGAACCCGCCACCGCTATAGTGAGAATAAATTTCTTTGATGTTATCAAAGATATTATCGGTTCCGGTATATTGACGAAAAACTTTATTGTTATTAATAAAGTCTACTAGTTTGATTACATTTTTGTAATCTCTATATGTTGCTTCTACTTTCATTATTCTGCCTTTCTTTTTTTGGGATTAAACAATTCGTCATAGGTAAACTGCTTTGACTCTTCCTCAGAACCAAAGAATATGTGAATATATTTATCTCTATTTTTGTCGATATATTCCTGCATACTCTCGAGTACATCCTCTTTTTTATCACCGATAAAATTACAAGAATGCATTTTACCAAATCTATCTTTGACCTTAATTGTTATGTCCATTTCTGTATAGGATTTTATACTTTTTTATAGTCGTGGTCAATGGACAAAGTATAAAAAAGGAGGGAAATAGAGTGATTGTGAAAGGATAACCAATCACTGACCACTGACCACGGAAGAATAGTTTACTATAGAAGAACCATTGACTCAAAATAAAAAAAAAATAAAAAAATATTTCAAAATCCGTTCTTCCGGTCTTCCAAAGTATATTTAGTCAATAAAATCAGTAAAAGTAGCATTAAAAAAGGGTCTTCCAACCGTTCTTCCGAAGAACAAAGTATTCTTCCAAACCTCTAGTTGAGCAACCTTTTCAATATTTGTTAAGTTTTTACATTGATTTTAAATAAAATGTTCTTTATAGAAAATAACTATGAAACTAAGAAGTCCAGGAGATCCAATAGTTTTGACAAAAGAGTTATCAGAGATGCGGGATAGCTTAACGCCAAAGCAAATAGAATTTGCCCATCATATCGTAGCTCAAGAGAATAGGAAAACGGCCACAGAGTGCGCAATCATGGCGGGGTATTCTGAAAAGACCGCTAGACAAATAGCATCTCAATTA